AACTAATAAAATAGTTATTGGTGATAGTCATTCCATTTGCATGTATCGACCAGGTTGGACAGTAAACAGTGTTCCATTCAAAACTTTAAATGGAGCTATAAATGATGGATTTGATAAATATATTCCATTTGATTACGAAGAGATAGAATGTTACTTTGGTAATATAGATATAAGACATCACGTAATCAGATTAGGACAAAAGATAGAAGATTTAGCTGATAGGTATATTGAAGAAGCAAATAAATATAATGCAAAGATATATGAGTTGCTTCCAATAGAAGATGTCAGTAGAAGAATACCACAATCAGGATATTATAAAGGACAACCATTTTACGGTTCTTGGTCAGAAAGAAATGATGCAAGAAATAAATTTAACGATTATATAGAGAAAGAATACGGCATCAAAAGATGGACCGGTCATCTCTTTAATAAAGAAGGTAAGCTCGATTTTAAATACATGGAGAAACCACAATCAATACATTTATCCAGAGAGTTCTATCCATATTGGAATGGAATAGAAGCAGCAGGATTAGAGGAGTTTTTTGCATGAGTTATGCGAGTATAGTACCACTTATAGGTGGAGAAACAATAGCAATGGAGAATGTCTTTAAAGAGAAGCCAAAGTATTTTCTTACTTTTGACGGCTTTCAAGATAATGAATCTCACTTAAACAATTATTACAAACATGAGGTCCCATATTTGAACCTCTCAGAGGGAGCGAGTTACACAGAAAAAGTTGATGTGATTAATACAGTGTGCCCATGTGCGGGGCTTAGTTCCCTTAGTCCCTCTGCTTCAAGCACTAATCCAATGAACGAATGGATGTATAAATCAGCTGAATATGTACTCGGTGAAGTACAACCGAAAGTCTTTTGGGGAGAGAATGCTCCAAGGCTTGCAAGTAAGATGGGAGAACCTGTAGTAAAGAGATTACGAAAGATAGCAGAGAAGAATGGTTATACAATGAGTATCTTTAAAACAAAATCTATATTACATGGATTAAGTCAAGTAAGAGATCGCACATTTTACTTCTTTTGGAAAGGAGACGAAGTCCCACTCTTTGAGTACATATATGAACAACCTACAACAATTGCTGATGATATAAGAGCAGTCAAAAGATGTGATAATGACCCAATGAGTCAGATACTTTGCAATGACGCTATCCCATCAGAGAATCCATACTATAAATACGTACTAGAAGTATTAGAAGGTGGAATCACACATAAAGAGTTTCAAGATAAAATTGAAAAAACTACTAATCCTATGGATTATATAGAAGAAAGAACAACTTATAAAGAAGTTGCAAAATGGATGAGAGAACATGGATATGATAATGTCGCAAAGAAATGTGATAGACAATACCATAAGCTCAAGTCAGGTGGTAACATAATGAGAAAAACTACTGAGATTCCTAAAGATAAAATAGGAGCCTTTGTAGGTCATATGCCAACATGCTTAACACATCCAGACGAAGACCGATATTTAACAGTAAGAGAAGCTTTATCGCTTATGAAGTTACCATTTAACTTTATACTGTTAAATCCTAAAAGGTCGTTGAACCACATATGTCAAAATGTACCAGTGACTACGGCTGAGCATCCTGCTCGAATGGTTCAAAAATATTTAAACAATCAGCTTGAGATGGTAGACACAAAGTTCTTAGTTCAGGATAATAAAAAAAGAACCTATAATTTTGAAAAAAACAGTTTACAACTCACTGATTTTATGGTATAATAGTACTATAGAATTTAATAAAGGAGAACTATGCCAAGTATAGATTTAACACCTAGGAAGAATCGTAATCCTAGAGACAAAAGACCAGCAAAAGAAATGCCTTTTGATGTTGGTCTTAGAAGATTCAAAAAAGCCTGTGATAATGCAGGTATCGTACAAGAGGTACGCAAAAGAGAGTTTTATGAAAAACCTGCAGCCAAAAGAAAAAGAAAAATGGCTGAAGCTGTTTCAAGAAGTCGTAAACAACAAAGAATGCTAGATGCATTTAATAGGCCATCAAAGGCCAGGAGAAGATAATATGTCTATAATGGATAAATTAAAAAAGAATAGTAAAATTAAAGATACATCTATTCTATCTGATTCAGTATTATTTGCTGAAAAAGATATAACTGTCACTAATGTTCCAATGGTTAACGTTGCGCTATCAGGTGATATCGATGGAGGATTAACTTCAGGACTTACAGTTCTTGCTGGCCCTTCAAAACATTTTAAAACTTCATTTGCTTTATTGATGGGTGCAGCCTATCTTAAACAACATGAAGATGCAGTAATGCTATTTTATGATTCAGAGTTTGGTTCACCCCAATCTTATTTCGAATCATTTGGCATTGATACTGAAAGAGTATTGCATACACCAGTCCAAAATGTCGAACAACTTAAGTTCGATTTGGTAGGCCAACTTGAGAATATCGAAAGAGGAGATAAAGTAATTGTTGTTATTGATTCAATTGGAAACTTAGCCTCTAAGAAAGAGTTGGAAGATGCCCTCAACGAAAAGTCAGTCGCTGACATGTCGAGAGCTAAAGCATTAAAGGGACTATTCAGAATGATTACTCCTTATCTAACCATGAAGAATGTTCCTTTACTTGCTGTTAATCATACCTATCAAGAAATTGGATTGTTTCCTAAAGCAGTTGTTTCAGGTGGTACAGGTATCTATTACTCATCAGACAATATATGGATTATTGGAAGACGTCAAGAGAAAAAAGGTACAGAAATACAAGGGTATCATTTTGTAATCAATGTAGAGAAATCAAGGTTTGTAAAAGAAAAATCTAAAGTACCAATCTCAGTAACATGGGAAGGTGGTATTGCTCAATACTCAGGATTACTCGATGTTGCAATGGCTGGTGGATATGTAGTTAAACCAAACGTTGGTTGGTACGCTCCAGTTGATATGAAGACAGGAGAAATACTAGAACCTAAAGTAAGAGAAAAAGATACTCTTAAGAAAAAGTTCTGGGACCCAATCTTTGAAAATACAGACTTTAAAGAATTTGTCAAAACATATTACTCTATTGGACATAGACCAATGGTTGATATTGACCTTGATATTGATACGGAAGAGTAATGTATAACATAAATCAAAATGACTACTCAATTGTAGAGAATGAAACAAGCGCGTTTCAAGGTGTCAAACTTAAGACAGGCACTTGGAAGAATGTTATAGTCATATATGGACAAGTTGGTGTCAAAGAAGATACAGCTTTAGATATGGCAACATTAAGCTTTAACTTTACAGTAAAGGACCCAGCAGATTTTAGTGTAGACGAACTTGAGAAAGATGAAGCATTTAAAAATTACTTAGGTTCGGTACTACAATATATAATAACAGATTCTCTAGATTATGCTAGAGAAAATAATTTATCAACAATAGGAATTGGAAATGGAGAATCAACTACCGACACACATACTGAATCATCTTCTTCATAACGAAGAATTCTGTAGACGTGTAGTACCATATTTAAAGAATGAGTATTTTGAAGGTACACACAAAACTGTGTTTGACCTTATAGTCCAATTTGTAAGCAAACATAATAAATTACCAACATCAAAAATCTTAGAGCTTGAGTTAAAGAAAATACAAGCTCCTGAAGATATATTAAATAATGCTCAAAGATTAGTAACAGAAATTATCGATAAATCTGATATCGATACTGATTACCTAATTACTGAAGCTGAAAAGTGGTGTAAAGAAAGAGCAGTTTATAATGCTATTATGGATTCAATAGGAATCATTGATGGTAAAGATAAAGAAAGAAGTGAAGGTGCTATACCTGAAATACTATCTGAAGCTCTTGGTGTTTCGTTTGATGAACAAATTGGTCATGATTATATTGATGATAGCGAACAAAGGTTTGATTTTTATAATCGTAAAGAAGACAGAATACCGTTTGACTTAGATTACTTTAATAAAATAACAAAAGGTGGTCTACCTAATAAGACACTTAACATTGCCTTAGCCGGAACAGGCGTAGGTAAGTCATTATTCATGTGTCATTGCGCAGCAGGAGTACTTAATCAAGGAAAGAATGTATTGTACATAACAATGGAAATGGCTGAAGAAAGAATCGCTGAAAGAATTGATGCGAATCTCATGAACCTTCCAATCGAATCTCTTGGGTCATTACCTAAAAATGTATTCGATGATAAGATTGGAAAAATTGCAAAATCATCTGTAGGTAAACTTATAGTGAAAGAATATCCTACTGGTTCTGCGCACACTGGTCATTTCAGAGCTTTACTTAATGAGCTTAAACTCAAAAAGACATTTAAGCCTGATATGATATATATTGACTATTTAAATATTTGTGCCTCAAGCCGCATGCGTGGCATGGGTGGAAGTATAAATAGTTATACTTATATTAAAGCCATAGCCGAAGAACTTCGGGGATTGGCTGTGGAATTCAATGTTCCAATAGTATCGGCAACACAGACCACGAGGTCTGGTTTCAGTAATACTGATGTCGGTCTTGAAGATACATCTGAATCGTTTGGTTTGCCAGCAACGGCTGATTTAATGTTTGCTCTTATTTCAACAGAGGAACTAGAAGAATTAGGTCAATTGCTAGTAAAACAATTGAAGAATAGATATAACGACCCAACCAAGTACAAGAGATTTGTAGTTGGTGTGGACCGTTCCCGCATGAAACTATATGATGTAGAGGAATCGGCCCAATCAGACATTATGACAGAAATGGTGCCAGATAAGCCGATAAATAAGTTTGGTGAACGCGAAAGTAATGACTCGTTTGCTGACTTCAAACTATAGACGGAGAACTATATGAACATGTTAAATACAGCAAAAGCATGGTTAATGGCAAGATGGGCAGAACGTACATCTTGGGACGGCGGACTTATTGTCGGCTTATCATTATCATACCTATTACTAGGTGGCTTAGTTGACTTAGTAGCTTGGGTAGCCCTTGCTTACGGTGTATACACTTTTATAGCAAAAGAAGTATAACACTCCTTTAGTAATGATTATCATGGGGGAGCCATCACAGCTCCCCACCTTTTCTCTC